TGACGCCGATGCTATGCTCGGTCGTCCAGATGCTTTCCGCGCTGCAATAGAGGCAATATTGGAAGCGGATGCCTGCCGGGCAGGTTTTCCAGGTCGCGTTGCCGGTGAGCGTCGGGCCACGCACGATCGACATATTCTTGAGGTGGACTTCCTGGAGGAACGAGTTCGGCCCCCCGCCGGGCATCGTGTCGGGGCCGATCTGGATAGCGTCTGCCGTGGCGGACATCTGCACGATGCGCGTGCTTTGTCCCGCCGAGCTCCAATGGCGGCTCACCCCTCGCAAGGTCCGGTGGGGCGTGTTGATCTTGAGCGTCGCGCTCAGGAAATAATCGGCGGAAGTGAATTCTACGATCTGGGATGCCACGACCGCTGCACCGATCGCCGCCAGATTGGTGGTCATCGCGGCCGCCGAACTGTCGTTGATGATCGCGCCCCACCATTCGGGGCGTCCGACAATCGCGGCATTCGTGCTGACCATGATTGTGCCGCCGAGCGAGGTGTCGAAAACCTTGGCGAGCGGGGCGTTGAAAGTGCCTGCCAGCGTGATCGTGACGCCGCTGGCGGGCTTCAGGACGGCGCCCTTGAGAAGGGTGGCATCCGTGATCGTGAGGTTGGTCCCGATCTTGTAGGTGCCAGATGGGAAGACGCAGCTTTTGCCAGAGGCCAAGGCGCTGTTGATCGCCGCGTAATCGTCGGTCGTGCCGTTCCCGGTGGCGCTGTACGGCGCGTCGGTGACGAAGACGACCTTCTGCATATGCTCGCCGATGGTCCCGGCGGCATAGGTTGCGGTCTGGGAAAAGCCGATGCGTCCCGCGCCCGTCGAGGCAGCAAGGGCGCCGACTGCGGTGTTGGCATAATAACCCGCCGACGCGGCCGGATCGATGTCGTTGCCGATCTGCACACCGAGCGCGGTATTCAGCCGCACGCGATAGACGACCGTGTCGTCCAGATAGATGGTCTCGAATCGGCCGAACGAATCCGCTTCGACGCCGACCACGCCATGTGTGTTCGCGGCCTGGCTGATGGGATTGCCATCCGCATCATAGACAGTCGCGAGCGTCGATGTCCCGGTCAGGTAAAAGGCCATCTTCGCGGCGGGCGCGATGATCCCTGTCAGCGCAAGTGCAGGCGATAGGACGAAGGGAAAAAGAGAAGTGGTCACAGCCGCCCCTCCGCGCTAAGAGGAGACATGCACGGCAACCTTTTCCTTGCCTTCGCGCTCAAGGGTGCGATCGTCACAGCCTGGGCCTCACTTCGGCATGTTTTCGAGAAGAAGCGGGCTGCCAACCGCGCCTCCGAGATTGGCATTCCGGCGGAGTAGGTCGCCCAGCGTGTCCAGCTTGCGACCGCGCGAACCCGCCAAAATCTTCTGAGTGATGCGCAGGCCGGGCCGCGTGAAAGCGCCGGCACCCAAGGCCGCGCCGGCCAGAGCGCCCGCGACACCTTCCTGCTTGTAGCCCGCAGCGCCGCCGAGAAGGGCGCCTGTCCCCCCTCCAGCTAGCTTTCCGCCAAGCACGGCCAAAGCCGCCCGGCCCGACGTTCCGCTGTCAGGGACGCTGGAGGGGAGGATCGTGCTCGCATCCGTGGCGAGCTGTTGCATGGGCGCGGAGCCAGACGCGACCTTCGCGGTCGTCGTGCCATAGCCGCGCTTCGTGACCGCCTGGCGGAACTGGTTCGGACTGAAGACGCCGTCCTTGGATTTGGCCGCCGCCCCTTGGACGCGCGACAGCAGGGAATAGGCCTTGTTCGCGGCCTGAAAGTCGGCAGCACTCGCCGGGTCGGTACGGCCGGCAAGGTCGAGAACCGCGTCGCGCGCTTCGCCCAGGCGGTCGGCAAGCTCGCGATCCTGTGGGCTCGACCCCTGTCCGGACAAGCCCGCAATGCGCTTGTCGAGGCCTTGCTTGATCGCCTGAAGGTCGGAGCCATCGAGTTGCGACTTGCCGTTCAGGTAGGGCTGCACGTCGGTGTCGAGGACATTGGCAAGCCGTTCGCGGTAATCCTGCGAAAGCGTCTTGGCCTTGGCGCCGACTGCGGTCAGTTCATCGGTGAATTGCGCGTCAGGCGTCGCCGACATCCCTGCCAGCGCCTTGTCATAGGCGTCGCTGACCTTCTGCTGCGCATCCGCGATGCCGGCATGACCAACGTCGGAAGCGGTCTCGCCAATCGGTGCCAGTGCGTCGTTGATCGCGGCGCGGTTGAAGTCCTCGACGCCACCACGGCGAGCGCTGCTGATGATGTCGCCAACCACGGGGAAGCCCGCTGCGCGATCCTCAATGCCCTTCACGATATTACCGACGAGGCCGCCACCGCCCAGGATCTGGCCCGGCGTGAGCGTCACGCCAGCATCGGTCAGGCGGCGGACCGCCGCATTGGCAACCGGCGAAAGGACATTGGCGACACCCTTGACCACGCCGCGCCCGACCATGCCGCCGCCGCCCGAAAGAAGGGCACCTTTGACGACGTTGCCCGGGACATCCGCGAGGCTGTCCGACGAACCAGCCCCATAGGCCGCGCCATAAAGTGCATCACCGACGATAGGCCGCAGCGTGCCCGGAATGCGGCCTGCTAGCTTCGCCACGCCGGGCGCTGCCGAAAGGATGCCGTCACCCGTGAGGAAACCGGCTGTATCGCCCGCAAGCGCGGCATAGGGATGCGCCGTTTCGCTGGCAGTCAATTCACCGTTCTTGGCCGCAAGTTCACGGTCGTAGAGATCGCCGAACGACCCCGCATTGCCGTTGATCTTGTCCGACCCGGCAGCGAGAAGCGCGCTGACCTTGGGTAGGACGCCGAACGTGGCCGTATTGGCGAATTCGTTGGTCGCGGTGTGCGCGGCATCGTCGGGGCCGCGCGGTGCATCGATCGCATCAGCACCCGGAAGCACGCCGGCCCCGGCATCCCGCGCTTTCACGACATCATCGGCATTGCCAAAGTTGACGCCAATGCTCTGCCCGAACGCGCGCAGTTGATCCGCGGTCGCCTTGGGGTTTGCCTTGTTGAAGGCGTCGTAAGCGGCCTGCTGCGCGGGGTTGAGCGGCGAATGAGGCGCGCCGCCACCGCCGGGCTGATTGAAGCCGATGTCGCCTTCCCCGTTGGGATCGAGCGGGGTATTTGGAGCGCCGGGCTGGCCGCCAGCGGGTGGCGTAGGGGGCGTTCCGGGCGCGATCGAACCACCGCCGGTGCCACCCGATCCGCCGCCATGCGCGATGATGCCGTAGCCCTTGTCGAGGTAGTCCTTGCTTTCGAACTGGGCGAGCGCGTCCGATGCGTGCGGATTGAGCATGGGCAACGGCTGGTCCGTCGTGCCCATGCCGGCATTGTAGCTGTCCCGCATCGCGCCGATGCGGCTATTCAGAAGCTCCGCAGCCTGCTTGATCGCGCCGCGAAGCTGTTCGGGCGAGCGGGAGGCATTGAGCGTGTTTTCCCACTGCTCGATTTCATGGACGTTGCCGCCAGTGCCTTTGAAGGCGCGCTCGAGTTCGTCGACGACCGCCTGCTTTGCGACGTTGAAATTCGTGACCTGGGGATTGCCCGAGCCCGCCGAAATCGCATTCTTGATGCCGTTGACGGTCGTCGAAAGCAGCGGGATCGATCCGGTATTTTTCAGGTCCTCCGCCGCCTGCGCGAGCGTTCCGAGATGGCCCAACGCCGTGTTGAACGACGTGATATTCTGGCCCTGCTTGCCGCTGGTGAACGCCTTTCGGGTGGCGATCCGGGCAGGCAAGTTGGCGGCATCGAATGTCGGGTCATATTGAGCGACATCGGACAGAAGCTGCTGTGCGAAAGGCGAACGCATCGAATAGCCTGCAGGCAGCCCCTGGCGCCCTTCAGCCATCGCCTTGACCATCGATGCGCGATCGGACGGAAGCGTCTTGAGGAAGTCATCGCCGGTAGCGTTGAGCTGGCTCAGCAGGTTGGGATCGGTGACTTCCGCCATCACCGGCCCTCCGGATTATCGAACCATTTGCCGCCGACATTGTAATAGGTCTTGCCGCCGATGATCCGCGTCGGAATCGGTGCAGGTCCGCCCTGACCGCCCTTGCCGATGATGCCCTTTTCCTCGTCGGACAGGCGCTGCTGACTAACATGCAGGTTGCCGCCTTCGATGCCAACGCGCGCAGCACCTTGGCTTTCGTCGACACGATCGTGGCGCGCGGTTTCGGCCTGTGAAGACTGCTTCAGCGCGAAGTCGCGATCCTTGTCGATCTTGTCGTTTACGCCCTTCACCGTGAGGACCTGGTTATCCATCGCGGTGATGTTGGCGTCGGTGGGCACGAAGCTGTCGATCTGCTGCGGCGGGATTCCGGCCTGAAGAAGCTGATCGCGATGCTTCTGAATGAAGGCCTGACGACCGGCGATATCGGTCGGCGGGATCGTCTTCACGCCCTGCAGGACATTGTCGAAGAAGTCGTTGTTCGCGACGACATTATCGCGCTGCGCCTTGCTCATGCCGGCGAGCTTGGTCTCCAGCTCGACATAACCGTCCGGATCGGCCCGCATGTAGGCGACGCGTGCGGCATGCAGCGGATCGGGGGCGTTGCGATGGGCCGTGACCGTCACTTCGCCCTGATCAAGCGCGTTGGTATCGGCGCCGTTCGCCGTGGCGGCATTGTTCATGCCGGTCGCGACGGAAGCCCCGGTCGCATCGGCTGCGGCCGGAGCGGCAGGAGCGGGCGCCGGGGATGCACTGTCGCCGCCCGATTCCGCCACCAGCAAATTGCTCTTGGCGGCCATCTGATCCATCATCCGCTTTTCGGCGGACAGCTTCACGCTCGCTCCGATCAGCGCCGCGCCCGTCGATGGGTCGGCGCGCAGCAACGGCAGCAGCGTTTCAGGGCGCTCAAGATCGATATTCGCCATGGCGCTATCAAGCTGTTTCTGGCGCCCCATTTGCTGGCCGGCCTGGTAGCCGCCCAGCACGGCGCCAGCGAAGTTTGGCGTCTGGAGGAGAGAGAAATCGGCCATCAGAACGTACCGGTGAGATATTGCGAGGGCTCGGGATCGAGCGTCCAACCGGCGGTTCCGGCATTCGTATTGGCGGGTGCGCCGTAGCTGCTTTTCAGGCCCTGACTCAGACCGTAGGCCGACAAACTGGAACCCAAGATGCCGTTGATCGAATTGGCGCCGCTCAAGTAGGCATTGCCTGTGTTGTTGGCGGCGTTGTTGTTGTTCGCCGAAACGCTATTCGCGAAATTCTGGCCGACACCGGCTTGCGCGCTCGCGGCGGTGAGTCCCACGCCCTGCTGGCCGGTCAGGTAGCCTAGATACTTGCCGAATTCGTCCGATGCCTCGCCTTGGCCGTAGGACAGGAGCGCCTTCCGCTCTGCGCCGCTGTCGGTGTAGCCACGCGCACCCAAGGCCGCCTCGACGGCTTTCTCGCCCTGGTTTACCCGGAACTGATAGCCATCGCTGTTCGTGAAGGCGTTGAAGGCATCGTTGGCCGCTCCGCTGCCATCCTGACCGAGAAGCGCGCTGATCGAGGCGGTAGGCTTAATCCCCGCTCTCACATAAGGCGCCAGCGTCGTCGCGTTCTTGTTATAGATGTCGGTCTGGAGCTGATTATTCTCGTCGGCGGCATGCTTGGCCGCGCTGGACGCCTTGCCAGCGGCGATGATCGATGCGCCGCCGCCGATGACGGCCGCACCGGCAATTGCCGCAGCCAAAGGCATCAGCCGCGCTCCATAACGAACGTTTCGACCGCGATCGGGTCCCAGCCCGGCGCCAACGACTGCTTTGAAATCCCCTCGCTCTTAAAACCGAGCCAACGATTGAACAGCCGGCAAGCGTGAAGATCGATTGGCGTCTGTGCCCAGATCATGCGCGCGCGAAAATTTCCGAACATTTCGGCGAGCATGAAACGCGATGCCTTGAGCGCCCATTTTCCGCGGCCTTGCGGCAGGAAAAAATCGTGCGCGGCATAGACACCGGGGGCGCACCAATGGAACAGCGCGCCACCGAACTCGCCTAGAAAGGCGACGTTGCGCTTGTCGGCGAGCAGGCCAGAAACATCGATCGTTTCGAGATGCAGGGAGAGGCTGGGAAGGACTTCCGGATGATTGCAGATGCGATTGATCGCGTCCGCATCAAGCGAACGTCGCAACTCAACATCATGCAGAACCGGCGCTGTCGCCAAGATCGACCCCTTCAAGCATTTCCCGCTATCGGGTCGATCTGCCTCCTTTATTGCCCACAGATGCGATTTAGTCAATTATCTTCGGCAGAACGTCGAGGAAGCGGAGACTATGAGGCTTACGGCTATTTCGCTTTGCATCGTCCTTGCTGTTGGCGGATGCGCGGCACCCCAATTACAGAGCGGCAACGAGGCCGGAGGCACAATCTCGGTGGGCTTCAATATGTCCGCGAAACAGGCCTATGCGTTGGCCGAAGCGGAATGCAAAAAGTACGGGAAGATCTACCGATCCGAGGGTATAAACGAACTGCGATCGACGCTGCGATATACGTGCGTTGAGCGGTGACGCCTTTTTCCTACGAAAACGCACCTATCGAGTGAAGCTTGCTGATAATCGTGGAGATCATCGCGGAAGCGGCTTTTGTCGCATCGTCGGTCGCCTGAACCTGCGCCTGCGTCGGCGGGTTGCTGACCGTCTGCCCGGCATATGCGGAATAGGACGGGCTCGCGGTTGAATTCTTCGGCACGGCATCGGCGGCCAGCGTGTAGGCGTTATCCGCGCGGGTTTGAGCCGTCGCCGCCGCGGTCGATGCGCTATTCGCGGTAGTTTGCGCATTGTTGGCGCTGGTCTGGGCTGTTGCCGCATTCGTGACGGCTGTGTCGGCCGTCGTCTGCGCACCATCGGCGGTCATTTGCGCGGCGGCGGCGGCATTCAGCGCATCGTTGATCCCGTTGATGCCGTTTTCGAGCTGCGTCGCGACCTGATCCCACCAAATGGAAAAAGTAACGGTCGAGACGCCGCCCTGATCGACCAGGCCGGTCGAGGCATCGAGGCGCGGGAGCTTGATATCCTGCAGCATCAGCGCGACCGGCCGGCTGCGGGGTCGTTCACGCGCGGATCGGACATGCGCCACGGGCGAGAATCGGTCAGCCTGATCTGGATGACCATGCCCTCCTCATCGACCATGCCCAGACTGCGCCATGCCGGCCACGCACGATATTGGCCCTCCTGGCCGAGCGATGCCTGTTTCCAGTTCGACCAGCTTGCACCCGAATCCCGCGACGTGCGCAACTCTATCGTTCCCGCCGGCTGAGCGGCGCCGCCGGTGACGCCCGTGGTGCAATCCAGCGTAAGGCGATCGAGAAAGCCGCGCTCGGTCAGGATGATGGTGAAGGTGCGCTCGAGCGGTGCGCCGTCGTCCGACGTAGCGGAGGCGTCCAGCGTCCAAATCTGGCCGGTTTCGTCGTCACCAGCGAAAACCTGCTGCCCTTGGGCAAGCCCGATCCTGGCGCGCCACCGGGTGCGGCCATAGGAGCCCACCTCATGCCACTGCTGGGTGGCTGCGTCGTAAACCCGCGTGCCTCCGGTCATATGCAGCACGATCATGGTGTGGCCGATCCAAGGATAGGTCCAGCACGCCAGATCGGCCGGATCGGATTCGGCGATCATCTCCTCGATGCCGTGGTCCGAGACGCGGAGCGGCGCATTGTCCGCGCGGTAGAAGATGCCGTCGTCACCGACCCAGAAAACGGTGTTGTCGGCGAGCACGATGCTGTCACGCGAGCGGCAACCGCGCGGGAAGACACGGCCGGGGACAGCCTGGATCGGCGTGTCGGAATTTCCGGTCAGCACGAACACATAGGTGCGGTCGGCGGTGAACACCCAGAGCTGGTCCGATAGCTGGGCGAAGCCGACGATATTGGCGGTGGTCGCGGTCGTGCTGATGTAGTCGAGCGCATCCCAGGTCGATGGGTCGAGCGTGAAATAGATGCGCCGCGTGTCCGTAGCGGCTGCGAGGGTATATCCGCCGAGATTGGCGACGCTCGAAACGCCATAGCCATTCGGGAAATCGACGCTTGTGACTGTAACGCCGTCGCTCGCCTGAAAGCTGGAGCCTGTCGCGATCAGCAAGGTGTTCAGCGTTGCCGCCATCTGCGTCAGGCCCGAGCCTGCCACGCCTCCAATCGCGGAATCCCCATTGAAAAGCTGCGAGCCCGAGACCGTGAACTGCGCCTCGCTCAGCGCGCCGGATTCCTGGAAAAGACCGCGAATCGGGCCGGTGCCGAGCGTTTTGCTTTCGGTCAGCCCCGGACGCGGCAAGAGGACCAGCTTTTCCGGCGTATCGGTCGTCTTCTCCACGAACTGATTGCGCAGCACGACCGGCGGCAAATCCGCCCGCTTGTAGCTTGCGATCGAGAACGGGATGATCATTGGGGAGGCGTCACGTTACGCGCCCCTAACGCTATCGGCCCCGCCAGCCGTGCTGGTGAAGGGATAATAGTTCAGCATGCCCTCTGTGCCGGTGTAGGGTGTAGACGGCGCCGCCAACGTCGGACCGCCCGAAGGCCAGATGCTTCCGGCCCAATAGGCGCAGCCGAATATCTGACTGCCCGATACGCTGGCTACGTTCATGGTGAAGTTGGACGTGCCGTACTTCTTGGTCGTGGTCGAAGCGGTCGAGGCATAGAGCGTGCCGTTCACGCCCGGGCCGGTGCTGGTATACAACCGCATGCCGTTGGCATCGACTACACCCCAGAAATAATAGGTTCCGGGCGCAAGCGCTGCACCGGACGAGAGCGTGGCGCCAGGAGCGTTGAGCCAGAGGGCGCGCGTTGTGCGCAGGACCAAGTTCAAGCCGGCGCTTAACCCGAATATGGTCGTATTTGCCCCGACCGTGGAAGGAATGGTCACCCAACCACTGATGGAGGCCGGATAGCCGCTCGACGAGCCGTTCGTCTTGCTGACCCCGGTCCCGCCGTTCAAGGGCAAGCCCCACCCGGTGACAGCCTCTGCCGCCGCATAGGTCGGGCTCGTCATCGTCAGGTCTTGATAGGAGAACGGACCAACCGATCCTGTCGGCGCATTCGTCCCGCCGCCCGGCGTGGGCGCGGCCACGGTCACAGGCGTCGTGTTCGGCTGGATGCCGCGCCCCCATGCGATGCCGTCCGCCGTCCGGTTATCGCGAAGGATCTTGCTGCGATTGTCGTTGACGCCGCCGGCCGTGCCGCTGTTGTCGCAAAGGATCGGCAGGACGGCGTACAGGTCGATGACCTGACCATCGCCCGGGTTCTGCGACGTGATAGTCAGCGTGATATGCGTGCTATCGATGATAGTGCCGGTGCTGAAGGCATAGGCATTCTGCATCGATCCCTGGACCAGGGGAACGAAGCGCTCCCACCAATTGCCAGTGCCGACAAGCGCCGTGCCGAGATTGGTCAGGGTCGCGGTGATGACGGTCTTGGTGCCGTCCCATGCCGTACGCGTAGCCGACGTGATCAGCGGGCCGGTATTGTCGCTTTGGGCTGCGCGGTAGATCGCCGCCGCCATATGGTCGGGGCCGGGCGACGTGTCATTCTGTTCATGAATGCCGTCATACTGGGTAAGATCGTGCATATCGACATAGACTGCCCCACGATCCGAACACCACTGCTTGACCCATTTCCGGAGGTCATTGATCATCCGGACGGTGCCGTAGCGGAGCGGGTCGCTATAATGCAGGCTGGGGACCGTGAAGACGATCCGCTTCAGCGTGCCGCCGTAGCTGTTGAGCGAGGCGAAGCTGCCCGTGGCGGCGCCGCTGATGCGGTAATCCATATCCGCATAATATTGGCTGCCGGTGACGGACGAGCCCACGTCCTGATGACCCTGACCCCAGATTTCATAGCGCCACTTACCGCCCGCCGCCGCGACCACGCTCGCGAACTGGGTGTAATTGGCATTGCCGGCCGGGAGGGGCTGCCACGTGCTTTGCGGGGTTCCGGAGACCGAGTGACCGATAAGCCCTTGGTTGCAGCCATTGGCAGCCGCCATCAAACGCAGATAATCGGCCGCAGGCGTGCCGTTATAATGGGTAGCTGTGACGTTGCTTGCGACTGGGCTTTCCCAAATGGGCAGCGAGGTCGGGTTATACGTTTCGTAGGTGGTGAACAGCTTGATGTTGGGATCGATCGTGCTGATCACGGTGGGGTCGGTCGTCTGGGCCTTCTGGAAGGCCGTCATCAGGCTTTGGCCAGCCATGGCGGTCAGATCGCCCATGCCGATCAGGACTGCGCCGTTCTGCCAGGATAGGGTGGAGTCCTTCACATCGACCTGGAACCAGCCGAGCCGCGCATCAATGCCCGTGATCGGCACAACCTGATTGGTTCCGGAAGCCGTGACGGTGATCTGGTATTCCGCCTGCAGGTCACCACGGGTAGCCCCGCCCGACGAAACGCGAATGCTGAGCGTGCCGGGCGCGATAGAGCTAAACAATATCCCTACGGTGCCTTGGCCTTTGCCTTGGCCGCCGCCTGTCAAGTTGTCGCGCTGCACGATCTGATTTGCAGACAGGTTCGTGGCCGTCATCGTGCCGGTTGCGGTGGGCGCCGGAATGCCGCCCGCGCCCGCGAATAGCGCCGCTACATTCGTCGCAATTGCGCCCGCATTGAGCATCAGGTGAACTTGCCCACGCCGATCGCGGACACATTGGTGCCGGTCGTCACGCTCCAGCCGCCCGAGGTGCTGACCACGCCGAGCGGGATGAAGAAGGAAACCAGGCTGCCGACAGAAGTCGCGCCGCCGGCAAACACCGTGATCGACGAACCGGAACCGTCCTTGATCGACACCGCGCCCGGGGATGTCGTCGCGGGGATGATCAGGAGGCCTCCGAGATAATCGCCGGTTGCACCTGCGCCGCCCAGGACCTGATTGGTCGCAGATGCGGCCACGGCCTCGTAATTGACGCCGCCAAGCACCGTGGCCGCGTTTCCGCCAAGGACGACCGCTTCCGCGTTACAAGGGACGCCGTCGATCGTGGTCCTAATTTCATCAGCCATCAGAAATAATCCTCGTCATAGGCTCCAAGGAACACAGATGCCGGCCGATCCTGGTCGAACATCAGTTGCTCAAGGGAGGCCGCGCGCTGCGCCACGGCCGCGGCGGTTGTTGGATTGATGCGGGTCGCACCGAAGATACCCGCAAGCCGGGCCGCGAGCGCGATCCAGACGGTCTCCATCCAAGCTTGCGGGATATCGATCGTCTGCGCGCCATCGGTCACATCCTCGGGGGTGCGCGAAAAGGTGTAGAGGATCGTGCTGTCGGCCTGAGGCACCGGCCAGAGCGTCATGGTGACGCCGTCCACGGTCTTGGTGATCAGGTAGGCCGTAGGATAGCCCGGCGTCGCCTTGTTCGGGATTTGGCGATACTGGCCGTTCTCCCAGCGCTGTAGCGGTCGCTCGAATGTAGAGGACTGCACATAGCGCGCCTCAAGGACATCGAGTGGCTGCGGGGCGAGCGTGACGCTCGCGGTATTCGCGGGGAAGACGATGCTTCCTTCGGCCTCGCGCCAGAGATTGATCCCGCGCCCGCTAGCCCAGCTTTTCAGCATCCAGGACAGCGAACGCAGCCCATCGTTCAATTCGTCGGCCGTGGGCGCCTCACCGGAGGCGATAGCGCCAATCTCGCGCATCGCGGCGGTCACGATCTCGCTCGCGATCATCGTTCCATCGATGGTCCCGGACGTGGTCATAGGTCGCTCGGCAGCACCTGGCTCTGAATGAAGGTATCGGGAGGTTCGGGCGCCGCATCGGGGCGCGGCAGCCCTTCAGGAAAGACGGTCGGCGCGTTCATGGTGTCGGGCCTCGGGTCCCAATCATCGTTGCAAACCCGAAGCCCGGACCATTCCAGCCGAAGCTCATTCAGCCGGTATTTGAAGCCGCACCGTTGGCAGATGCCCCAAGTGCCGTCCGGCTGGTAATCAACAGGGACAACCCGCATCTCACCCTCCAGACGGCAATCAGGATCAGCCGCTCACCGAGGCGTTGCCGAACACCGCGCGCCAGTCGGCCGCACCGCAGCTGAAGCGCATGGTGGCCTTCGCCTTGGCGTTTTCGGTGTCGAAGTCGTTGTCCTTCTCCAGCTCGACCTGGCGGCGCCACATCGAGATCAGGCCGTTCGGCACGTCGGTCTGGACGTACCAGGCGTTCGCGCTGGTCAGGTACTTGTTGACGACGATATCCGGCACGATGCCCATGGCATTGAGCGCGTTGATATCGTTGTTGTTGGTACCCGAACGAAGGACCGAGTTGAGGACCCGCGTTGCGTTGAAGGCGACGTTGGTCGGGATGATCAGCCGCTTGACGCCCGCGTTGATCGGGAAGCCCCGATTGTTCTTGAGCGCCCACACGTTCTTGGTGGCGTCCTCCATCGCCGCTTCCGAGAAGTCGGCGGCGGTGAGCAGGTTCGACTGATTGCCCGAAAGGGTCGGATGGGCGGCCGAGAACAGGGCCGCGCCGTCGCCGATCGGGTAGGCGGTCGAAAAGCCGCGGTTGAACACGTTCGCGTGGACATATTCGGCGGTCGTCGACATCGACCAGGCGAGGTTGCCGCTGCGGGCCTGGGAAACCTGCTCATAGAGGTCGTCCTCCAGCTCTTCGCGGGTCACGATGTAGCCCAGGCCATAGACGGCATGGGTGAACAGCGCGACATAGCCTTCCTGATCGCTGTCATACTGGATCGGCGCGGCTTCCGACTTGGTCGGCGCGAGACCGAACGTGGTGCCCTCGGCGATGCGCTCCTGATACTTGTTCGAAGTCATCTTATCGAAGATCTTCGACCAGGTCGCAGGGACCTTGTCATATTCAATACCGAACCAGGCCTTGACGCCGGGCCAGAGTGCGTCGGGATGTGCCGAGCGCGTGATGATGCCAGCCATTGCTCAGAACTCCCCTTAGACGCCGGTCGAGCCGGCAGCGCCGGTTTCGGTGGGCTGGTTGATGGCCACGAGCCACTTGTCGTAGGCCGCGCCCGCGGAACCGCCCGCACCGATCAACGAATTGTCGACGCGGCGCTGATTCTCGACAATGCGAAGCTGCAGCGTGTTCGTGGTGGCGGCGGTGGTGCTGTCGAGCTGGAAGCCGGACTGCTTGGTTGCCGTGTTGCCGCTGCCCGCGACCAGATTGGCGTTCTTGCCCATTGCCGCAGCCGTGAGGGCCGCGCCATCGGTCGCCGCGCTTTCCTGGATTTCGAACAGCAGATCGGGATCGTCCGCGACGATGACATATTCGGCGGTCGAAGCCGCACGATAGCCATTTGCGATGATCGTCGCGCTCGGCCGGAAACCGACCACGGCGCCCGTGATGCGGTTGCTGGCGCCTGCGCTTGCACGCGTGACGCTGGCGAAGCCATTGAGGTCGGAACCCGCGACGATGACGACCGGATCGCCGATGAACAGCGCGGTCGCGTCGGACGCGGGAACATAATAGTGACGAGCCGCCCCCATCCAGGGGGAGCCATTGCGGTAGCGACGGGGCACGAGCCCCATCGGTGCGTTTGCGTTTGCCATGCTTCAACCCCTTGGCGGGGTTGAGAATTACTCCATGCCCCGCTTTTGCGTGATGCTGTTGGTCTGGCGGCTGGGAACACGAAGCCCCTCGCTAGACCGGCTGCCATCGCTGACCTGACCCGCAATCATCGCCTGCTCGCGCTCGTTGATGAGCTGCTCGTCGCGGCGCTGATCTTCATCGTGCCAGTCGCGATATTTGGAGCAGAGAACCAGCCGCTCGTCCGTGCCAGCCATCGGGTTGGCCTGGACAGGTTCGACACCTTCGACCCGATCCCAGTCATTCGCGTGTGCGGCGGCATAACCGGTATCGAGAATCCAGCGATGGACCTTGCCTTCGCGGTTCAACTGTTCCTGGATTTCTTGTGGAACGCCGAGCTTCATGCCGGCCATCCGGTCTAGGTCGCTGTCGTTACGACGGCGGCGCTCTCTGCGCATCTCGGCAGCGCGGGCCGAAACCGGCGCCTCCGCAACGTTTGCCGTCTCTGCCGGCTGGGTCGCCTGTGCGACTACGTTACGACGATAGGGGCCACGGGGCATATCGTAATGATCCTTCTATGCTCGAAACACGTTGTCCGCAAGTGCCCAATTATTAGGCAGCAGCGGTGTCGAAATAATCCTTGGCGTACTGGGCGCGGAACTTGCCTTCGTCGACATCGCGACCGCGACCCTTGGCGGCAGCGTAGAATCGATCGCATGCGTCCTTCGCCGCCTTGGGCATGTCGGCGTAGGCAGTGCCGCCACGGCCTCCAGTCGCTCGTGTGCCGGGCTCGTGCACGGCAGCTTGGGGCTTGGGCGCGGGCTTGGCTTCGAACAGTTCCGGAAAGCGCTTCTCGACGGCAGCCTTGACTGCAGCCAATTGCTTGGCGGGATCGGTGTTGCCCTTCTTGGCCTCGCGCTGCGAAACCGAGATAGCATAGGCGGTCGCGTCTTCGTCGCTGCCGTACCAGGGATTTTCCCGCGCGAAGTCGGCTTCCACGTCATTGCCGGCTGAAGCTGGCGCATTATCCGCTTCAAGCTCGCGCAGGTCCTTGACCGCTTTCGCCGCGCCAGCCGTGTCCTTGTTCTCGACTGCGGCCTCGAAACGCGCCTGGATTTCCTGTGCGCGCTCCTGAACCTCGCGCTTGACCTGCTTATCGGCAACCGAGGCGATGCGCTCGATGCTGACCTTGAGGTCCTTCACCTCGCGCTTGAGGTTGCGGTTATTGGCGTTGGTCGACTTGATCCAATCGACGGCGGAACGCGCTTCCTTGCCGGCGGGGGGCTGATAATTCGGGTCCCAGCCCATTTCCGACGCAAGCCGCTCGACCTCGCTCATCTGCTTGCCGCTATCGCCGCCGCCAGCGTCTTCAGCGCCGCTGGGCGTCAGGACTTGATCTTCAACGGGTGCTGCACTGGCCATTATGCGGCCTCCTTCATCATAGGTTCGAGACGCTCTACGCAGACGATTCCTCCGGACTGCGTATCGATCTCACAGGCGATTTCGACCGCACGCTGGGGATCAGCTCCTGCCATCATCGCGCCCATGGCAAGCCTCGCGCCGCTGCCTATGGCGGTCACGGTGGGCTCCTGAATGCTGCGGCAATCTTCATTAAACGAGAGCACGCCGCCGGTCGGTAGTAGGACGAGGAATTCGCTATGTTCCCATAGCTTTGGCTTCTCGCCCTGAGGGTGCATCAACCACTCGCAGAATGGCTCAAAATCGAAGGCAGAGCCTGCGCAGCCCACTATTCTTCCGTCAGGCAGGCGGCGCACCCTGCAGAATGCCGTATCGGTCGCCCTCTCATTGCACACGACGAGGCCATCACCGGCCATGCTTTTGCCATCAGTCGCGATCGTGGTCACGCCGCCTCCTCGACAATAGCCAGCACATCCTTGTCCTGCAGGATGCGGTAATCGCGGCCATCAGCGCCTGTCGTCATAACGCCAGCGAGGCGCGCGAACTGGACGACATCGCCGGGACCGGGCGCTTCGCCGCGGAAATCAGCGTGGTCGAAGGCGGCGGGCGAAATGGAGACGATGCGCCCCTTCACGCCGACAAGCTTTTCCTTGTCGCGGAAGCTATCGGGCATGTGGATGCTGCCGATCTTGTCCGAAACCGGCTCGACGGCGACGATCAGCGCGAAGCCGGTGGCACGCAGGCCGGGCTTGCATTCGTCCAACGTTGGTATTCCGGCCACTTAGGCCTCCTCGTTTCGGCCACCGACTATTCGGTGACGTTGGGTTCTTCTCCCCGGGCGGTGCAGAAACCCTCGTATGTGGTTTCCTCGATCGCCCGGAATGTGTCTGCGCGGGTGCGCAATTCGATCAGCGCGTTGGGATCACACACCCCCTGGTCCCACGACGCCCGCACCCACTCCGCCGCCTGCGCCTGCGCCTGCTGCGCCAGCGCCTCCAGCACCCATTCCGTCACCGGGTGCTGCAGCCACGCCAGAAAGTCCGTCGCCGCCACCGTAGCCATCGGATTCGCCGAGCTGGTGTCCAACTTCCACTCCTGTCTTGACGGATGTCGCGTTGGCCTGAGCCGCGCGCGCATTGTTGAGGTTGGCCTGCGACTGCTTGACCAAAAGGTCGGCAACGACAGCAGGGTCCGGGCCCGAAGGCGGCGCAAAGAGCGCGTCGATATTCTCGATGCCGGCGGCCTGATAGACGCGGGTCAGCGCCTCTTTCTGGTCGATCAGCGGATTGCCCTGCGCCGTCTGCATCACGATCTGGGCCTTGGCCAAGCGTTGCTGCGACGTGACTGCGCTCGGATCGGCGACCGGCTTGATGTCGATATCCGCGTCGGCGAAGTCCTTGGCGAAGTCCGCTTGGGGATCGTCCAGCACGGTCGCGTAATCCGCCGCGATCTCCTCTCCGCCGAACCGCGCGAGGTTGTTGAAGATCATGCCAAATTCGACGCCGAGCGCGCGATAGATGCGCTTGTAGATCGCGGTGAAGACTTGCAGGCCCTGCTCGATCAAAGCGAGCGTGGTTCCGACCGGCGCGGTGTTGGGCGCGTCGCCTGTCACGATATCCTTGACGCTGGTGACCTCCTTGGCCGCGCCCAGCATCAATTCGAGGAGATTGTAGACGATCTCGCTCGGGTTCGGGAATGTGCGCTCATAGATGCCGCTGCGCAGGTCGCCAGCAGCCACGTTCGCGACCTTGTACTCGCCGGGCATCCAGCGCATCGTTTCGGTGCGGTTGTTCGACTGGAGGCGCAGCGACGCAGCGATGAAGCCGCCGCCCGCGATCTGGGCATGGCCGGCATCCAGGATCTGGTTGATCGCGGCGTTGATGACATCCCCAAGCTGCTCGATCAGGTGGCCGAAGCCGATATCGTAGAAACCTCCCTTGGGGTCGGGCAGGAACGGATATTTGACGTAGAATTGCTCGCGCTCGATCTGCGCGACCGATCCGTCCGCATTCACCTTGACCTGATCCGGGCCGAAATTGGCCTCCAGCTTGAGGACCTGGCTCGTCTCCTTGTCGACGGTGACGATGTAGGGCTCGTCGACGCCGTCTTCGTCCAGGTCGAGCAAGCGATGCTGCTCGAGCAACAGCCGCGGGTGCTCCAGATCGTCGGAGGCGACGGGGAAATCAACCTTGCGATATTCGCCCGAATTCATCCGCTGCCGAAGCTGGTAGGGATAGACATCGGGCATGCGCTCGGTGGTGCGCGGCGTCGTCTCTAGGCTCTTGGCCGAGTTTGGCACCACGAGATTGAGCGCGGGGACGTAGGCTGCCTTCTGCTTGTCGCCCCACCAGAGCTTGCGGAAGCCGCAGCCCACGATGGGGATTTGCATCAGCATCAGGTCGGTGTCGGCCTCCCAATCGTCCATTCGAAATTCGAGATAGACGTTCATGTAATCGCCGACGCGATCGGCGCGGGCCTGCTTGGCGCCGGGCGGAATCTGCCAAAGCGGTTTCGGCTCGGGGAGGTCGTTCGCGGGCTGAGGCGGTTGACCAGGCTGTGGCGGTGGCGCCGAAGCCTGCGCTTGCTGGGCGAGTTGCGCCATCAGCTGCGGCACCTGCGATACTGGGACTGGCTGCCCGTTGATCTGGACCAGCGCCTGACCGTTCGCATCAACCTGCGGCCGGCCCTTGTCGGACCCGATCACCTTGACCCGGACCATATCGCCGGGCTTGCAGATGGCGGGATAGGCGCGCGCGTTGAACTGCTGCGCGGCGACGGTCAGGATCGGGTAATCGACATGGCTGCGGCGATAGGGCGGCGGATTTTTCGGCAGGTTCTTTTCCTGCGCCGCGCGCTTTAGCGCCTTGTTGACCGTCTCTTCCCAGTCGTGGCGATCCTCGCAATCGCGCTCGTAATCCTGAACGACATCATAGCCGATCTTGGTCAGCGTCTGCGCATCGAACAGGTGGGAAATATCGCCGCGGGATGTCGCGACCTTGGCGATGAAGGACAGCGGCCCCGCGTCATTCGCAGGCGTAGCGTCGTCTGCGTCGTCCTCAATAACGGGGGCCGCTGTGGCCATATCAGCCGTTCAGCGACTGAGTGGGCTGCGGCTCGGGCGCGCCGCCATTGGAATTGGCACCCGAAACGGCAGCGTCAAGCTGGTCGGCGAGCGCGTTCAACTGCGCGTCGTCGCTCGGCTGGGCGGATTCGATCCGGGCCACGGCGGCATTCACGGAAGCGGTCAGGCGATCGAGTGCGGCGGACATGGTTTCATCCTTCACAATGATAACGTGGACTCTGGTGCGCGAGATGATGAGCGCGCTCGCCGCGACCAGAACGACGAGCGCGATCCCGTAAATCATCAGGAAATGTCGCTGCCCGGACCATGCGCGTGCGGGTTCTGCGGCTCGCGCTCCTTGTCGGGGTGCTTGAGCTTATCGGCCTCGTCCAGCACGTTGCGGTAGGCGTCGCTCTGCTGCTGCGAGCTGTCTTTCTCGGTCGTGAAACCGGAAATATCCTTGGCGTCCGCCTTGGTGGTGGTCGCATCGACGTGCGCCAATTCGGTGACGGGCGTTTCGGTGTCGGTACTGCGCTCTTCGGCTGCAGTCGCGTCGTTCTGTTTGTCGGCCAATGTCTGTCTCCCGGCAAAACCCCGCCGGGGAGACTAAGTAAACCTATCGTGGGATACCGAAACTAGGCTTTATTCGCGCGCTCCAGTTCGGCGATGCGCGCTTCGATTTCGCGCAGGTTCTCCTCGTAGCCCGGCTTGCCTTTGCGGGCGGCGAGTTTGCGGCGAAGGTCGTCGAGTTCAGCCATTTCTGCGCCTCCGTCGAATTGCGTTATGCATCATTACCACGCTGTCCGCAGGCAGCCACACTCGAAACACGGCCTCTCCGGTGCACACGTCAATGTCGTGCAGCACTTCTGCTCTTGGATAGAGACTTGCTACTCGGCGCGCCTCACTCATGCCCATAATTTTTTGTTCGGTGTCAAGGACATCGCATCGAAAGCCATTCTGCTCCCGTCCTACCCAACGCCCGCTCAATGCACCTTCTCCCCATGCGGCCGAACTTCACCACGCGCCACCATCGCGGGCAATTGGCTCATGGTCATATCTAGCGCCATGCAGCGCGACGCGAGGATGTTAAGGTCCTCACCATCCCAATTGAACCCGAACTCATGATCCTTGCCGTTGATCTTCATCGAGGCGATCACGCGCAGCCAGTCGCTCGCCCCCTCGCGCGGCTTTGGGATCAGCCATTCGATGATGTGATAGCCGTTCTGCCTGGCGCACTGCTCAAGCCTGCGCTTGCAGTCGTCGGTGGTGTAATTGCCGATGATCATGGCGGGGCGCATGGGCTGGTTCATCGTCAATATCCTGTCGCGGATTGGGGTTTGTCGTAGTCTCGCTCATATTGGTCGAAAGTTTCCATCGGCCATTCAGCCGGGAAATCCTCGTCCAGGAAGCGGGCCAGTGCGTCCAGCATATCGTCATGCTGCCCGACCGGGAACGGCTGATATTCCTCGTCGATGAAGGCCTTGACCAGATCGACCGAGCGCCCTTCGTAATTCGTCTTCTCCAACCGCGGCGGCAGCCATACGCGACCAGCTTCGAACCAGGGGATCAGACGGCGAATGCGATCATTCTTGGGCATCTGGCCACCGAGCTCAATAATCGGGAAGCGGTAATTCTCGCGCTCCTGAACATCCAGGATATGCTCGATATCCGCCATCATGCCATAACGCTCATAGCCTACCGCTAGCGGGCGCCAGCGGCGATGCCATCCCATGACCAGGTCGGCGCGCTGGGTCAGTGACAGGCGATCCCGCACCATGTCGAGCACATAGACGTTGCGATCCGAGCCGAAGCCCAGCACCCAGCCCGAGGTGTAATCGCTGTCCTTCTTCTTCGCGCTGGCGGGATCGAACAGCATGAAGATGTTGAGCCCGCGCGGATCAGCCGGCGAATGCCGCAGCCACTCGTCCTTGAACCCCTGAGCTTCGTCGGCTTTCGGATCTTGCAGCATCTGGCATCCAAACACGTAGGGGCCCATGTCGCGGCGCTTATCCGCCAATGTTTCCCTGGTGAGAAAAACAGGTTCGCCATCGACCTTTCCGTCCGCGGTCGCGGCGTAGATGCGCGGAGTCACAGTGCCGCGCTCGATGATTGTGCGATAGGTGTCGTTGTAGTGGTAGCGCGTGCCGATGAAGCGCCGCGCGCCGCCATGGGCGCCGAGATTGTAAGACAGGACCAGCGCTTCGGTCGTCTTCGCCATCATCTCGGGCGAGGTCACCGATTCCTTGGTCACGATGTCGTCGTAGTTGAGGATGTCGAAGTGCTTGGAGGTCGGTTGCCCGTCGACTACGCCCCACGCCTCGACGGTGGCTTCCTTGGGGTTCGACTTGCGCTTGACGATGATTCCATCGTCTTCGGACCATTTCGGCGCTTCCTTGTGCGGATGCGCCCACAGGATGTCCGGAAACCAGGCCTTCAGCGCGTCGTTGCTTTCCAGTTCGCGCTTGATCTGGCGCAGGAAGCCTTTCGCGATCGGGCGCGTGTGGCTGAAAATGCCAATCGTGATCTCAGGTTCACACAGGATGTCCTGGATCGTCTTCGCGAACGTGATGATCGTGGATTTGTAATGCTCGCGCGCCCACAGGTCCAAATGATCGTCAGGAGCGGCCTGTACCTCGCGACAGCGGGCAAACACCCAATCATTGTCGCAATCGGCGCGATTCAGGCCATAGCGGAGAAGAAAGAACAGGTCGTTGCGGCAGAGCCAGCGCAGCGCCTCAGTGGGTGGTTGCCGGTGCTTCTCCGCGAGCTGCTGCAAGCCATGCAATAGCGTCGGATAATCCTGCCGGGTCGTGGGTATGATGGTGCTCGGCGTTGACATTTCCCTCAACCGCGACCGGGATCAGCCTGGGATAGATGCTCGACCAGAAAACCGCCTCGTTCTTCTCGTCCGAGCGGGCCCAGGCCACCAACCGCTCGACTCCGCCCAATTCCTCCGCCGCTAGTGCGATCGCTTCCTTGGCCTGACGCGTGACCCGGTTAGGAATACCGGGCTTGCGGCCCTTGCCTCGATTGCCCGCGGCCTTCGGCTCGGTCACACCTTCACCGTACTCGTCGGCTTCTTCGCGCCCGGAAGCGCCTGCGCCGTCGACTTCGGATAACCCTTCGCCATCGCGCTCTTGACGCTGCCGGGAATGGGCTTTGTGGCTTTGCCGTTCAGGGTCGCGTCGGGCATGTGGTGGCTCCTCGTTAGGCTTAATTAGCGGATCGCGCCGGCCAAGAAACTAGGCCGAATTCACGACCAGCTGGATGCGCCGCACGCGGCCGGTTCCGACCCGCTTCAGCTTGCCGACTTTCTCCAGCCGGCACACAAGCTTGCGGACCTCGCCCGGAGTGCCGACATCCAGGTCGCGCTGGATCATGCGATAGCTCGGCGCAACGCCATCGCGGCGGATCATGCTGTGGACATAATCCAGCAACTCGCGCTGCCGGGTGGCGGGCCGTCCTCGGTTTTTCACTGGTCGTGTTCCCCGCTGAATTTCGACATGGAAAAATTCCCGTACTTTGCGGATCGGCCAGATTGAGGAATTGATCCCATCACCGCCCCTCCAGAAACCTCACCAAATCCCGCCCCACCGTCCACCCCACGCCCCTCGCGAATGCGCGGATGGCTATGCGGAGGAGAGTCACTCGACCGGCTTCCCAGCAGGCTTCTCGGTTAGGAACTCGTGGAACTGCCGCG